CTATTTATCTTCTTTGTTTTCAAGTAATCTTTGATACTCGTATAACTTTATTATCGTTCTGAATCTGGCATCTGATAAAGATGTTTTTCCATTCCTTAAATCTTGCACAGTTTGATATGGTAATCCGGAATTTTTAGCAATTTTATATCCCGTTTCTTTTTCGAATAACTTTTCTATTGATTCAATTATTTCTTTTATTACTGTCATTTTTATCCCTCTTCCATAAATTGATAAGCAGTAAAGTAGTAAGCAGTGCAACAACACTTTTACTTATATCGTTGCCTAAAAACACGTTTATCCAAATAAGAATGATTAAAATAATGTAAATTGTTTTCATAGTATTTTAGTGTTAGAATTTATATATAGACAGCCCTTTCGGGCTTGTCTACTTACTTATCGTCTTTTTTCAATGTTTTCGCTATGGCAATTGCTGACATTGTATAAAAGGCGATTTCTGCTATAGTTTTAAAATTTTCTAACACTTTTTATCCTCCTCTCAACTGGTATACCTTATTATAACACGGTTAAACGTGATATGCAATACTTTTTATAAACTTTTTTCGTTTTTTTGCATAAAAAAATAGGCAAGTACCGAAGTACCTGCCTAAACAACAACAAGATTAACATGTGAATAATGGAAATAAAAAGTCAGCCCGAAGGCTAACTTACGAATAGATGAAAATTTGAACACATTGCTGTGTCTAAAACGATTATAGCATAAATGACGAATGTTTCTAGCTCAAAATTATTATATTTTAATGATAAAATTTTATGGATTTGTTAATAATTATTTAATTGATTTACATAAATAATAATTGTAAAATTACTTTGTAATCGATTGCAAATAAGTTATAGGAGAAAATAAAATGAATAAAAAACTATTAACAAAAACATTGATAGCAAGTGCTTTAGTTTTAACAACAGTAGGTTCAGGTTTTCATTCTTCTTCAAATTATAATGGTATTAATAACGTTGCAAAAGCTTCTGAAATAACAGATAGCGAATTGTGGAAAAATGTAAGAGACGCTTTAAAAGACGCAAATATCATTGATAAAACAAACAACGAAACGATTAAAGTAAAATATAAATTAAAAAACGGTGGAGAGAGCGAAATTTCTGGGACTGCGAACTTAGATAATCTTAGCAATACTAATAACAGCACCGTTAGTACTGATAGCGTTAACCGTGTCGATATTACAAGAGTTAATCCAAACGGAAACACAATAGAGGCAAATGATGCATGGAAAAAATTAGTAGATAAATTAAAAGAAAAGGATATTGTTAAAGTCGGTGATAAAGTAACTATCCATAGTAAAGATCCTTCTGATGAAAAAGTATATGGCAAGGTAGGAGATCAAGATTCTAATGTAAAAAATAGATTGATTAGTCCTAAAGATATAACTCATATAACAATAGAAAGATAATCATTTTTAGAGGTAGGAAGAAAATAACCTACCTCTTTCCTTTTAATAGGTTACAACCTATTAAGCCCACTCAATTGTGCCCCAATATTTTTCTTTTTTAATCTTCTGTTCTTTATCTGTGATTCTACACACTGCGCAATAGAAATCGTTAGTACTCGAGCCCTCACGTTGATATTTGAATCTAATCCACCAGTAGCCATCTTTTTTGATGACTTGGTCGAATTTTACCCAATCATCTTTTGTGTATAGCCACGAATCTTCTTCAACGACTGTACCGGTTAATCCTGCTGTTTTTCTGACTCTTATAGCTTTTTCTGGATTAGGATAAAATACACCTTTCCAATTCCATGTTATTTTGTCAGCACTTGGCTTACTACTTGGCGCATCAATTTGTCTGCCGTTAATAGCTTCAGCAATCCGCTTCGTGAAGCTATCTAAATTATTTTTAATGTAGTTTAAATCTTTCGTCGATGTGATAAAACCTAATTCGATTAAACGATAATTAAGATTAAGGTCAGCGGACACGTTAGCGTTCAATAAATCCCCTCTAGGTGTCACGCCTCTTATTTTACCTACTGTTTTATCTAATGCACTACTTAATGCCTTGTCAATGTCATCAGCTGGGAAACGGTCGCTAATGGTTACATGCCCGCCACTTGCTTGCGGACTAGCAGAATCTAAATGAAACTCTATGATTGCATCCGGTTTAACTTCGTTTTTAATCCAGTACATGCCATAGTCTTTATAGTTTCCAACACGTTGACCGTACAAAGTATCTTGATATAAGTCTTGATTCATCGAGTTGCCACCGTATAACAATACTGTGTTGCCTACTGACTCAAGATACTTTTTCACTCTAGGTATAATATTTTTACGGTTAAAATCTCTTTCGTTTTCTCCATTCGCAACGGCACCTGGGTCGTTAGAGTATGCACCAATACCATGACCAGCCACAAGCATGATTTTTTTACCTTTTGATAACTTATCTTGTTTAACTGGCGTCACTGCGCTTCTTAGCTTATTAGCGGTCGTTTCTTTTGCGTAGAATGGACGGATAAACCACATAGGGAAGTCGTAGCCGTGTGTGCGTCTTGTAGTAACTTCTGGTGGACTCCAGTAAGCACCGCCTAGCCAGTTCTGCTCTAAAATAGTTATAGAATCTAACGTAGCGCTTATTACAATACCTACATGACCATAACCACCGCCATAATTACGGTTAAAAATAACGACGTCGCCCGGCAATGCTTGAAACGACACAGTATTTTCGTAAACGGTTGCTTCGTTAGTGAAATCATTCCATGTAGGAATGTCCGCAGCGCCCACACCTTTCAACCTATGATTAAATAAGTAAAGCCAATATTGGTTGGCAGTATCGAAGCATTGACATCCAAATGCATTGTCTGGATTCCACGCCTTACCCTCTAGGCTTTTAAGGTAGCTAATAGCTTGACTGTATGTTCTAACCGACGGCATTGTTATCATCTCCGTTCACTTTAGGTGCGCCACCAGTTGACTGAATGCCAGCTTTTACTTCATAAATTTTTTGTTGCCCTTTCTTAGATGCGTGAGTAAAGTTGTTATTCTTCCACCACGTCCAAATTGAAACAATCCCAGTAACGACTGTGCTTATAAACACTTCGTCAACTGGGATTGGAGAAATATGTTTGATTGCTAAAAACTGATTGATCCATGCGACTATTAATAAAATTGTTCTTACGATTGTACCGATATCCATTTGTTTGCTCCTTTTATCCAAAATAAAAAACGACTAAAAAATTAGTCGTTTAAAATTATTCAATGGTCAATGTCGGAGATCCTGAATAAACATCACTTATAGTGACATACAACATCCCTGAAGGATTACTAAAGTTGATATTTTTACTTGCAACTCCGCTATTGACTCCTGATATTCCTAAATCACTTGAACCTAAATTAGTTTGCGAAACCCTCATTATACCGCTACGTACATTTTCTATTGTCACCTGATAACTTTTATTAGGTTCAACTCCGTTTATTGTCCATTTTGCTGTTGATTCTTCTATGCTATCCGGATATTTATTTTTAGGTAAGGGTTTTATTACAAAAGATGAAGGCTTTTTCCATACTTGGATATTTCCAGCATATACTTTTGTATATTCTTCGCCTTCGTAAATAAGTTTCTTTACATTTTTAAAATTACCTTCCATAAAAATCACCCCTTAATTAAGTAAAGTGTATTAGGGTCTTTTTGATATATATAGTTATATTCATTTTCTGTTCCTGTCCAAATTTTAACCGTCGGTTGAGATGCGCTTTTTAGTTGATATAAATTATCCGCTTGTTGTTTAGTAAAAGCTTGAGATGACAAAACATACCGCTCGTCATGATTATGATTTTTTGGAGCATATAAATCATTTAGTGTTTGTTTGAATTCCTCAAAATCTTCTGTACTAACTTTTGAGCCAATCTGTTGCAATACACTTTCTGAAATAGAGTTATTTTGTATTGCTTCTGCTAATTCTCTTAATGTATTCATAGATTCAGGCGCGCTATCAACTAGTTCAGCAATTTTTGAATCCGTATACGTTTTAGAGTCGTTGAGAGTTGTATCTTTGATTTTTTTAACTTCTTGCAATTTATTTTCTAACCCTTCAACATTTGCGATATTGATTTTGTCCAATAACTCAGGTTCTGCTTTGATATCTGTATCTTTACCATCAATTTGCCACATTTTAGTGTCAGGATTGATTGATACTACAGTACCGTTTTTACCGGGTGCGCCTTGTTCTCCTTTTTTACCTGCTTCACCTTTTGCTCCAGGTTGTCCCGGTTCGCCTTTATCACCTTTCGCACCTTTAAATCTACTTTCATTCTTTTCGATGTAAGAAATGACATCTTTATCTATTTTCTCTTTAAAGTCTTTGCTCAATAAATCTGTCGCGTTATCTTTTAAAATTCTCGTAATAGCATCATCTACCAATTTAACATCGATTTCTTTTGCTACAGCAGATTCAATACCACTATCAACGATATTGAAAGAAAAGTTCGCGACATGTATTTTTTCTTCTTCTTTCTCTAAAAACAGCTTACAACGAACATAACCAGCGTGTTTGATAACCTTTTTAGGTATATTGTAGGTAAGGAACCCTTTTACAACATCGTCGATAATAAGAGGCTCATTTTTGAATATAGAGCCATCTTCCATAAACAAATGTAATCTAGGTGTTAAGCCATGTGCTTTTAGATCGATACGACCTTGTTTGTCATTGATACCTATTCTTATAGATGCTGTATTTTCATCTTCAGTGTAAAATCGACAGCCAATGTCACCTAAGTCAACACCATCATTTTTTATTCTCGTTTCAACATCTTTTATTTTGTACATTTATACACCTCTTTATTTATATTTATCTCTTATAAAGTAGATACCTTTTAAGCCGATTTGTTTATATAGCTTAGCGATTGTACTAGCTTGATGTTGGCACCACTCTATAGCAGTAGCGTATTGGTGCGTAGCTGGATTCTTAGGATTCCATCTGATTCTGTACAGTGTATTCTGCCCTTTGTTGATGTAATCCTTTCTTACGAAGCTAGCACCGCCCATGATTGCTTTTGCTGGAGATGTCCAACCTTTATTCCTAGCAAACGTCATTGCGTAGTTAGGATTGTTGTCGTAAGCGCCAATACCGAAGTAGTTGTATACTCCATCTTTTCCGTTAGCGAAGTTACTTGTTCCATATCCACTCTCTAAGAAAGCGTGCGCGATCAAATAGATTTCATTAATGTTGTGCTTTTTACAAGCTTCTGCGAACGATTTACCTTGATTATTCAATGTCCCCTTACCTTTAAGTATCTTATTAAGTGAACTAACTGAAACGCCTTGATACTTGCCTAAATTAAGCATTTGGTAGCACTGTGTGTTACTTTCCCATATTCGTTTAACATTCATTGCCGAGCTCGTTTGTGCTCGTGTAGCGTTAGCCCAACCCCAAGCATTAGATTTTTTCGGGTTACCTCTTGCCATTTGTTTATCCAGTGCTTGTTTGAATGTATAAGGACTCGTTTCTGTTATGATCTGCGGTTGTTTAGATGCCGAGCCATTATTAGCTGTTGGTGATGAGTCTCTTACATTCGCTATATCAGCGTTTTTATTATCTACCATAACTTTTATTCTAGATTTTGTTACTGTTGGTTTAGTTATAGAATTTAATAATTTTTCTCTGTTTTTAAATATATTAAGTAATGCCTTTTCTAATGCTTCGTATTTATCTTTAGGGGGAACACCGTTGTCAATCATATTCCAATTAACATGTTCCAACATTGAACGCCAAATACTATCGTCTACTTTTAAATTCTCAATACTTAGAGGTATCTCATATTTGATCATCATATCTACAGCTACAACCATTGCGTGAATCTCGTTAAAAATAAATTCGTTTTTACTCGCACTATAATCTTCACATACGTCTATAACTATATAATCAGCTTCATTAGGAACTTCAAATACGGCTCTTCTAGGAGCCCAAATATTATGTCTATCAACATAAAAGTGTGGATATTCTACATCTTGCTTATATTTCTTTCTACTGTTATATAAACTTTCTACCGAGCTCATTGTTTGAGCGTTTCTAATCATTATCCCTTTAGGTTTTTCGAGTCGTCGATTACCCTCTACTATAAAGTGATAAATATATTCTGGATAATTAACTTCTTGGCTAGAAATTGTGTACTTTATAGTTGTTACATCTTTCCAAATTGGAACTTTTTTATTATTTTTTTCGTTATCATCACTATCATCTTCGGGTTTAGGTGCCGGCGTAGATTTCTCCGGATGATATGGTGGTCTAACAAAATATTTAACTCCTCCACCTGGTCCATCATGATAAGAGTGCTTAATTTTATATGGCGGACTTCCTGTTGCGTTATTTGTATACCAGTTTTGATCTACGCCATACCAATAGTCTTTTGTGCATGGTCCCACTACAATGTTTACATGTCCTGCCCAACCACCAGTCCAAACACCCCAGTCGCCTGGTTGTGGTACAAAATCTTTTGTATTTCTAATTATCTTGAAATCTCTACCTCTATAATTAGATTTCTGAGCCATAGCATCAGCATTTCCCCATGTTCTAAATCCCCAATATTTATCGAGTAAATAATTAGGTAAATCCCAGCATTGTGCTCCCATTCCAGAACCAGGTACATCAATAGCTATTTTGTTTTTAGCGATATATAACGCCCATTCAACCACTTCACTAGCTGTGGGCTTTCTATTTTTCGGATTAGGTAATCCCATGTATGCACCTCATTTCAATCAAAATAAAAAGCCAGTGCCGAAGCACTGACTCTTAACTGTTATTTACATTTACCAAACCAGAAGCACGCCCAGAAGCTATATCCTAAAATCCCTTTAAGCATGGTAATCACCTCCTTTAAATACCAAAAATAGTTCTTAGTAAAGCTATGACAATCGTACTGAAGATAGTCCCTATCAAACCTAGAATCCACATTTTTATGTCTCTAATATTCTTGGCATTCTTTTCTTTATTCTTTTCATCTTCTACCTTGTCGCGCTTTAATTCTTCAAAATTTCTATCTAATTTGTCATAAATCTTTTCTTGCGCTCTAAGACTATCTTCTATTCTGTCGAATTTTTCAAACATAGTCTTATCATTTTCTTCTAATCGCGTTAAACGCCAATCTTGTTCATGTCGTTTGGTAAATCCAAACATTATGCCACCCACTTTATTCAAATTAAAAAGCCACAAGCATTACACCTGTGACTTTTCATCTTTTGTTTCTGGATATTTTTCTCCAGTGATTAAAGCGTATTCTTCTTTATCGATTAAACCCTTGTCTACGTACCACTTAATTTGCTCGTTTTTATAGTAACCCCAAACATAAAAAGTTTTAATGTCTTTAAAAGTTGGATAAATCATCTTCATTATTTAAACGTCCCCCTCAGTACTTGTTTTGTTAGTTTTCAGTTCAGTCAACTGTTGTGTTAACATAGCGTTTTGTTGAGCTAATTCCATTGTTAATACGTTTACTTGTGCCACCTGCATTTGCATACTCGCAACCATTCCGCGAAGTTCCTCATCACTTAAATCTGACGCACTTTGTTGGTTTGATGCATTCGGTACGTCTTCTTTTTCGAAATTGCTATTGTATTTAATTTCGCCGTTAGTGAAAACAAACTTTCTAGGTTCGAACTCTTCTTTAAATTTAATAGGCACATTGTTATCATCTACATCTAAACTATTGCGTAAACCGCCAGTATTAACGAATCCGATAACTTCGTTTTTATCGTTTACTGTGATTTTCATTATTTCCACCCCATAATTTTAGTTATAGTAACTTTGTTGGCATTCGCTCCAGAACCTGATGTTTTACCTAAATCAAAGTACACATCGTTATCTATTCTTAAAGTAGTGCTACTTGTTTTGGATAGTAAGCACTCATAAATACCGCCACCGTTGCCGTCTGAGTCAACTACATTCGCTTTACTCAATTGAATCGCGTTAGGTAATGCGGTTAGTCCGAATCCCTCAATAACGCCACCTGGATAAGTTCCACTTACCAACAAAATAGAATAGTTTGTGTACGGTTCGGTTAGATTGATTGTTGTACCTACACCATTTGCGCCACCGTCGAACAATACCGTTGACTTATGTTCATTAGGAACCGTCCACTGTGGCTCAAGTCTGCCGTTTGTGATTGATCGTGTGTAAATCTTTTTAGAGTTATAAGGTGTGAAGTTAAACAACTTATTTGTATCATCTTTAACGAATACAGATAAATACCCCTCATAACTTTCAACGCTACCTGGTAAATCCGGCACTCTTGTTGCATAGTAATTACCAGCAGTTAAATATCCCAAATCGCCTTGCGCATTATTTAAGTTAACTTGAATTGATTGACCATTCGCCTCTGTCATCTTATGTTGTTGCCAGCTCGTTGTTCCGAATTTATCATCTACATACTGCTTAGCTTGATTTAAAGCGTTGTTAGACGTTTCTTCAACAAATTGCTTAGTTAAGTTTCCATCATTCTTTTTATAAAACGGGTACCATGTGCCGTAGATTTTATATTTTGTGTACTCATCGTTTGAATCGTCTGGGTACCATGTTGCACGAGCAGTATTATTATCAACAACATAAACAACTAACACACCAGATTTGCTTGATGTATAAGTTGATTCATCGAACGAAGAACCGTCATCAACACCATCTTGTCCAGGCTTCTCTAACGTGCCTATATCCGTCTTTTCTGGCGCATCTGTTGCATTAGTAATATGAATAATCCTAGATGTGTTAACTGCGCTTAAAACGCTATCTATGGACTGCTCATACGATTCAATTGCTTTACCGTAATCATCTGTAAGTTTAGACTTTTGCCAATTTGTTGTTGAATTACCTTTAACAAGGTCAGCGCCATTGATTTGTTGTTCAACTTCGTTAACACGTTCAAAAATCGCTTGCTCTTTTTCAACTATTTTATCGACTTCAGCTGTAACAGCTTGTGTTGCACTAGTTTGCGTCGCAGTAATAGCTTGTATAGCTTCGTTTTGCTTGATTTCGATTTGTTGAATGCCTTTTGTCGCACTATCATTCACTTTTGCTATTAACGTTTGTGTATCAGCCATATTTTGCTTTAATTGGTTAAAGTCTTTACCGACAGCTTCGATAGTATCTTGAATAGATTTGATATAAACAAGCTTTGTTATACCATCAAACCCACTAACTAAATCATTTTCAATATTGAAGCTAAATTGACGTTCAACAACAACATTATTACTCCCGTTTTGTGTAAAGAATGCCTGAGCATGCACCTTGCCTGAATGTTTTAAAAATTCATTCGGTATCACATACTGCAAACGCCCATTAATTGCGTCTACTATCGTTAATTCGTCTGAAATATAAGCGCCTCTATCTACGTTATAATCATCGGTTTTTAACACGATAGATGTTTTAACATGTTCAGAACTTATAGATAACGGTCTGTTATTCTTAGTTACTGCAAAATTTAAAACACCAGTTCCTCTATCTGATTCATAGAAACTGATGTTTGTGTCAATAATTGGATTATATTGTGATGTTGTTTGTAACTCGATTAAGTTATCGTCTTTCGAAAAATTATCTACTACCATTATTCAACCACCTTTCCCTCGAATAAACTCCATTTACCAACGCCACCAGTACCAAAGTTTCTAACTAAAAATTGATGTGCAGACGGGAAGTTATTACGTCTTAATACTTGTGTTGTGTTACCTGGTGTATTCGATTTTACTTCTAATATCCAACCTGCAATACCTTTAAAGTCTTTAGGAAAATCAGTAAATCGTTTTGATTCTTCAGTAGTGATATAGAAATCTAAACCAACGATTTTTAAATCTGATAATTTTGTAATATTCTTAGGGATATGTTCCCAATAACCGGCGTTTTGCGGACAGAAATTCCATGCTCCGTTGTTTTTCTTATTGAAAATATCAATGACACGTTCGAATTTAAGCATATTTCTACCTGTGCTGTTTCTGGTAAGTACTTGTCTTAGAGCACCATTATAGTGTCCAGGCAGTACATCAAAGAACCAACCTGCATCTCTAAACGCTTTCGGTAACGGGAAATCTAACGCATTTTGTGTGTCTTGCGTATAGATATAGTAATGACCAACTTCCGTAATATCACTTAGATATGCTGGGTTCTGTATTGGTAACGGTTTAACACGTCCGCCTGAATCAGTCATCGATACTTGAGGTGCAATGTTTTTTAAGAATTGGTTAACACCTCTTTGGCCGATGGAATAAATTGAGTGATGTCTGTTGTTACCAGGTCCAATAGTTACCCCTATTAAAAGCGCTTTGCGTCCTGTTTCTAGATCGTAATACATATCTAGACCCTCAGCTTCTTGGAAGTCTCCTTTAAAGTTATTATTCACACCGCCAATATCGATACGTCGTTTAAATAACAATTCTTTTGTTTTTATATCGAAACCTTGTAAGTAGTTAGGGTTGGCTGTATTCGAATCACCTGTATACCAATATAAGATACCTGCATCATAAGTGATACCTTGCATAGGTTGTGTATCTGAAGTGTATTCCATAGGTATATCCATTTGATACAATACTTTGTCTATACCTTTATCAATATCGTCAGCACTTCTAACCTCAACAAAGTTCAACGAATTCTTAAGTTGTCTTTCAGTGGGTTTATATTCACGTCTAAAAATCATTAAATTTTCTACCGGATTATAAATCGCTGACGTATATCTGTCGTTAAATATATTCGGCATGACATCTTGCATTTCATTACCATAAGTTATTTCTCCAGTTCTATATTGGAAACGTACAAACTTGTTGTTTTTGTTACTGTCCAATACAGCTGAATAAATCCACAACTCATTGCCGATATATCTATAGGCATTGTGTGTGCCGTGACCGCCATTTTTAACAAGCAATCTATCAATAAATTGTCCGTTGGGCTTCAATCTAGATAACATGTAATGATTGCCTGGACGAGCTTGCGTCATATAAATAATTTTCGTTCTAGGGTCTACCCAAAATGATTGCATTACTGCGTTAGTATATGGCGATAAATCTGTGATGAATTCCGGTTCTTGCTCTTTTGGTTCAAATCGGTATTCTGTCGCTTGATATTCTTTATAGTGTTCATCTACAGCTTTCTCAACCTTTTTAGTGAAAGCATCTAGTGTTGAATAATCATGATACAAACGATCTTGCAATGTCTTATGATCATAACCAGTATTATCAACACGCGCGTCTTTTACTTCGTTGATACCGTCGCCGTTATGACCTAGTACCATATTGCTGAAACGGCCGTTTAGATACGTTAAAAAATCAGAGACGCTACTTGTGACATTTAAATGCTCATACTTTATTTGCTCTCCATTATGTGCAAATACCTCTTTATTTCTATGGTATTCAAGAGAGAAATTAAAATCAGTCAGCATGTCTGAAATAAGCTTGAAATTATACTCATTTTCATCTACATATCTGTAATCGAAAACTCTACTTAAGTCTGTAATTAATTTGTTATCCATGTCTTCCTCCTTTTCTATCCGTAAAACTGGTAATAATTTTTAATAAGTTCGTACATAATAACTTCATGACCTCTTTCATTAGGATGTAATCCATCAGGCATGCTAGATTTTCTAAATGCTGGATTATATGGCTTAAAATAATCTGTATGATAGGCATCATATACTGGTACATCCAATTCACTACAAGCCAATATCTGAGCATTGACATAATCCTCTAAAGTTAACCCTAGTTTGTTTTTATCCGTATCTTTACGACGTATCGTTGTGCCACTCATAGGACATTGTCTTGTAGCTGTCATAACAAGTATTTTTGAAGCCGGATTATTTTTCCGGATAACTTCAATTGCAGAACAAAAGGCACCATAAAACGTTTTTGTATCCGTTTTATCAGTGCCTATCGGTACACCTGCCCAATAACCATGTAACCAGTCATCATCTGTACCTTGTAATATGATTAGGTCTCCTCTTATTTGCTCTGCTTGTCTATAAATGCTATTTTCTACCGCTTCTTTACCTATCGGAACTGTTGCCATTGTTGCGCCACCTCTTGCAAGGTTGGTCGTTTTAGCTTTTAACTTCTTGCCTAACATTTCAGTAAAATTTGTTTTCGCATGTGATCCTCTAGCTACAGAATCGCCAATCGTTCCAATTGTTTTTACATCTTTAATGTTTGATTTATCTACAAAATCATGAACGATAGTGCCGTCAGATGTAGTCACAGTTTTAGAACTTACCTTCTGTTGTTTATCTTCAATTAGATCAGTTCTACTCATTAAATCAAGTGTGGATTTAGCTATCGATGCAACTTTAGATTTTAAGTTTTCTGCCGCTTTACTAGGATTAGAAAGGTTAACATCGTTTAATCCAGAAACATAATTAGCAGCAGTATTTACTTTCTTCATATATCGTTGTTCTCGATTAAACTCACCAAGCGTTACATCTTGCTTAACAATTACATTGTTTATACCCCTAATCGTTTTAACTTGTACTATACGGACTAAATCATTCAAACCTAGTTTGGTAGATTTTATTTGTACTATGTCTCCGGGTTGTGGGTCTGCTTCTGGATATGATTCTCTTAAGACCAAAAAATCTAAAGACAAAGATTGTTTTAACGACTTTTTCAATCTCGATTGTAATTCTTTATCCATAGTTTCTTGGTCAGTCACTTTACCATCTTTAAATGGTTCTGCGTGGATGTCGCCGTATATTTCAGCTAATGCACTTCTAGCTTCCATTACGAGCCCAGCGTGTTCGAATGTTTCTTCTCCTGAATAATTACCATATCCTCTAATGAAGGTGGCGAAATCACTTGCATCTTCCTCGAGTTTTATAGCGTTGGCGTTGACTTCGTCAGAAATAAAATAAGACGCTTTTTGATTTGCAAAAGGCGTCAATACAAACTTATATCTGCTTTTCTTTTTGTCATACGTTATTTTATATTCTAAACCGAAATGTTCTAATCCCTTTTTAAACATTTCCAACCTTGTATCGCCTTCACCACCATTTTCAAACTTCGAAGACTTAACCTTACCTTCGACTTCAAAAAGCATTCCAGTACCTTGAAACACAATGTTAAAATATCTTTCTACTGTAAAAGATCCTGTTACATTAACATAAATCCTATCAATCATTAACTTGTCTATAGGAATTTCTCTAGCAGTACATTCAACCAGTTGTCTGTCGCCTTCTGATTTCCTATCAATGACAGTTATTACATATTCTTTCTTGTCGTTTTCACCTTCGACATGACTAACAATCCATCTTTTACCAATTGCGTTAATAACTTCGTATGTGTATTTATCTTCAAGAATATCAAAAGTTAATACACCGTCAGCATTAACTTTTTTTACTAAAGTTGTTTCTACTGGTACAGGTGCGCCATTACCTTTAGGTGGTTTAATAGTTATTGTCATTCTGACACCTACTTATAATAAAATTTCAAATCAAACTGAACTTTTTGTACCGTTTGATTAAACTCAAATTTATTAGCTCCGTATTTAAATTTTGGTTGGGCTATATTCGTTTCGGTACTTATTTCAACACCGTTTTTATAAACTCGGAAGCTATCATAAACAATTCTGTCTCCAGCTTTTAGTTTGATCCCTTCGATTTTCATTATTTCAGCATGCGTTAAATTCCATACAAACGATTCTGTATCTTCGCCCAAAATAATTGTTATCTTTTTATACATGTTGAATTGGTCGTTAGGAGCGCTACCATGATAGTAAACTGTATCTTTGCTAACATTTTCAAATGTATACTGGCGCTTATCCCCGCCTGCATGCCAATCGATATTAAAATCAAACGACCACAATCCAACCTTTTTGTTTTCTTCTAACTCTAGGCTTGTTCCAATACTTTCACCGTATGGCAATTCTGTAGTTTCGAATTTTAGTTCAAAAGAAACTTTATTACCTTTTTGCTTAGGGTTTATAACTCCGTTAAAAATAACTTTATACTGTTTACCGTTTACATAAATTTGTTGATCGTGTCTTAAATATTCATAATCCGGGAAGTTGTTTTTATCTAATTTCACGTAATCATCAGAAGTTGGTTGAGTAAACCTGTAATTCAACTCTTCTTTTCTTCTGATTTCTCGTAAATACATTGGTTCTATATCAGTAGTTAACGAATACAACATATCTCGCATATAAGCAATGTCTGAACGATTTTTTACTTTACAAAAACAAGGAACAACTATATCTCTACTGATATAATTGCTCCCCATTAATATGCGACCGTTCATATTTTCTTTGTCTTGATACTTTGTGTTGATTTGCATGCTATCAATTACTATATCGTTAACGATAAACCCGTATTCACTTAATTTGATTACAGTACCATCTTTTTTTGTTAATTCTATGTCCATTTGTAACCTCCTTTATAAGTAATACTCAGAATTGCGTTTAGCATTTCTGCCGTTAACAATACTAGTAAGCGCATCGTTATTGACATCGAATTCAACTTTAACAGTTTTCATGTTCGGTGATGTTTCAATAGAATGTGTGTGTTGTACTTGCGCATTTATATTTCCACCTAAATTACTTAAGTTTCCTGTAATACTAGAAATGTCAGGTGCGTTTAATGTAGGTTGAAATGCATCAACTACTTTATCTGCAACATTAGAAACATTACGGATAACTTTACTTGAATGATTATCTATACCTTTAACGAAACCTAGCATTGAATACATACCAACATCCATGAATTCACGTGAAGGTGAGTGAATACCCAAAGCACTTTTAGCTGCATCTAAAGCTTTCTTAGCAACATTTTTAGCTGCATCTACTAATTGACCAGCCATTTGTCCAATACCTCTAATTAAACCACGGATCATATCAGCACCTGCAGACACAAAATCTCCTATAAAGCTTTTTATTTTATTTACTGCATTTGTCATACCTTGACTAACTTTGTTTACAACATTAACGAATCCTTGAATAACTCTATTAACAAAGTTAATTAGCGTACTTGTTATAGTAGATACCCATTGCATACCTTTAGTCACGATGAAGTTCCAAGCTTGAGACATTTTGTCCGATATAGTTGATACAACTTGTGTGAATATACTTACAACTTTATTCCAAATCGTCGTTAATATACCAGATAAGAAACTCCAAATCGTATTCCATATATTAGAAATAAAACTCCATGCCGCTTGTAACGCAGCAGATATAGCTGTAGTGATAGCGTTCCAAACCTTAGTTGCCACAGTAACTATAGTGTTCCACAACGTTTGTAAGAACGTCCAAATAGCATTCCAAATTGTCATTGCGATAGTCATGATTGTTGTAAACACAGTAGTTATTACAGTGACTAACAAATTCCAAATCGTAGTAGCGATTGTAATTATCGTGTTCCAGATTGTACTTAAGAATGTCCAAATAGCTGTCCATATCGTCATAACTATTGTCATTATCGTCGTGAAAACAGTTGTGATGATTGTAACTAAAAGGTTCCATACTGTTGTTGCAATAGCGATAATACCGTTCCAGAGTCCTTGTAAATATGCGACAATTTGATTCCAAACAATCATTATAAAAGTGTATACATTAGTTACTGCTGTAGTGATAGCTTTTAAAATAGCATTCCATACAACCGAAGCTACAGCTTTTAATACATTCCAAACATTAACCATAAACGTTTTTATCGCATTCCAAGCATTTATAATAAAGTTTCTGAAGCCTTCGTTTTTGTTCCACAATAAAACAAATATAGCTATTAATGCAGCGATTACACCAATTACTATTGTTATTGGGCCACCTAGAATACCAAAAACAGTTACTAGTCCTGTGATAGCATTTCTAATTAATCCAATCTTACCGAATAACAATTGGAAAATAACTGATATAATTTTTAATGGTCCTTTCAATAACATGAACGCACCTTTTAAAATTGTTAATCCCGCTCTTAATAAACCGAATTTACTTACTAATGCAATGATCCTACCTATTAATCCGCCACCCATAAAGTTAGATACAGCAAGAATAATCGGTATTAAAAACCTAAATGCACCAACTAAAGTGATGATGACACCGACTAATTGTGCTGTAGCTGGATGCGCCTCAAATAAGTTAGCTATCCAACCAGTTATTGCTACTGCAACGCGTAATACTGCACTAGCTATAGGAGCCATTGCTGTTGCGAATGCAACTAATCCTCTTGCGATGTTTCCAATTAATTGCATTATTAGTGGACCATTTGTTTGTACATAACTGACAAAGTCTTTGAAGCCTTGAGATTGGCCAACTTGTTCAGACCATTCTCTAAACTTAGCCGTCATTTGTTCAAGAGATTGAAAAATTCCAGTTGATGATCCGCTGAATGCATTCATTAGATTATTAATTCCAACGAACACATTTTTAAAAATATTACCAATGACAGGTAAGTTTGTTTTTGTGTATTCAATAAATCGAGTTATCGAATTTTCTCCAGCTGCACTATTAGCCCAGTTAGAGAAAGATTGACCTAATCTATCCAACCAATCAGCCGACCATTGAAACAGTGGTGCTAATTGTGTGAATACATTGACTAATCCGTCACCGAAACCGCCTGCAGCACTTAATAGTTTGTTAAATACCGAAACACCAGTTGTATTCATCATGTTGAAGAACCTTGATGCTACACCGCTGTTTTGAGCCCATTTAAGCACGCTTTGAGACGCCTCTTCCATTCCTCTTGAAATACCGCTGAAAAACGGTTGTAAGCTCTGCATTGCTGTTTTAACGGTGTTTAAACCATTTGCTAAAGATGTGAATATAGCTGATTGATTTTGTTTTATAATGTCAGTCCAAGCTGACTTTACACCATCTAAAGCTTTTTTGTATTCGTTTGTTGCCGAACTAGCTTGTAAAGTTCCGTCGTTAAGCATTTTTATAGCGCTGATAGCCATTGCGCCAAACGCTACAAATCCAGCTCCCGCTATTGCTACAGCACCACCTAAAGCAAGTACGCCACCAGTTAATACTTTGATAGCGTTTAATAGCGCGAACACTACAGGTACTACGCTCGCTATTACAGGTATTAAGATACTAAAAGATGAAGTTAATAATCCACCAACCATATTAGAACCTACAGTGCCGAACACACGGAACATATTAGCTAAATTCCCCATCTGTCTTTGGAAATTGTCGTTTGCTTTTATTATGTAGGTATAAGCTTTCTTTAAACCATTAGTATCGACATCTACCTTCGTTGTTTTTTTGTTTGGTAATGCGTCTAAGGATTTTTTAAATGCATAGATTGTTGGTATAGAAAGCCCTGTATCTACATTAAGTCGAGATCTAGTTTTGTTCGGAATACTCTTAAGCTCTTCTTTAGTACGTTTGATTTTAGAGTTAGCAACACTATTGTCCACGTCTATAACAGCTTTTGCTTTAGACCTATTTAACGCTTCAAGACTAGCTTTAGATACTTTTAACACTCGATTAAATTTACTGTTATCAGCATTGACGTCAATATTGACACGTTTCTTTTCCAGTTCGGATAACTTAGCTTCTGTTTCAATGATATCTTTAATTAACTTTTGTTTTTCTAACTTAACTTCTGGTGTAACTTCTTTTGAATCTAATTGATTTAATTCAAAACTTGCTTCTAATACTTTTTGTTTCAGATCTTCTATTTTAGCATCTAATTTAGCTTTTGCTTTTTCATTACCGAACGAATCTAAAGTCTTCTTAGCAACCTTGATAGTTTTTTGTAATTTTTTATCATTAGCACTTAATTCAACATCTTTAGTCTTATCAGCTGTACGCTTGTATTTTTGCACTGCCTTAACCGCACTATCAATTTGCCTTTTGAATTTGGCTACACTAGCTTCAATAGTCGCTTTAATTTTATATTCCGTCACATTAACACCTCTCTTTCTATTGCTTATTAAATTCTGCTATAACTTTAAAGAATTCATTATTTTGTGGTTCGTATTCATCACGTTCCCTACTAAACCTTATATCTTTACCTTCGTTAAGCCGTTGGATATTTTCTTCATAAGGCAATACGTCGTTTGCGTTGTTAAAAACATATTCCTCTTTAGGTTTATTTTCTGTACCAACGTTTTTAGTAGCTGCCGCGTCACGAATAGCAAACGCAAGTTTGTAACGTTCGAATTCTTGGGTTAACATTTCATACTCTTTCGCATACATTCGATAGTTATATTCTGTTAATGTCATTTGCTCAATAACGTTCAAATCTGTAATACCAAGTGTTGACATACAAGTTATAACGATTCTGTCGTAAGTTATTACGCTTCCGCTGGTTTCTCTTCCGCTTCCACTACTTCGACTAGGTTTCGGGTCATAGGTCGCTTTCCCAACTCCGTTAAAATATCCGAACCGAATTCTTCTAGTCCGATATTTTCTGCGATTTCATCTAATGCTTCATCAATGTTATTAATAGTAATTGCTTGTTTTTTTAAGTGAGATGTAGCTGCGATTAAAACTTCGCCAATCACAACCGGATTTCCACTTTCTAAACCTACAGGCAACATTGATACACCTTGACCGATAGAAGCTTGTTCAACTTTTAAACCTAATCGGTTATCGATTTCTCTTAAAAATTTAAAACCAAAACTTAATTCTAATGACTTTCCGTTAATTTCTACATTCATAACTTAAAATCTCCATTCATGATTAATTTAAACAAAATAAATAGGGCTTAACGCCCTATTTTTATACCTCTCCTGGTGTAACCGTTGATGAATCTACCTTAGGTTGTGGAATTGCTGTTAAATCTTCGCCAGTTAACGCATCTGCTTTTGTAGTGTCATGGAATCTGTATCCAGTCGCCTTAAGTTTCTTTGTTACAGCCTCAGGTAGTGTTGCAAATCCACGTTGGAAACGACCATTCACTCCATATTCATATTCATATTCATCAATACCGTTAGCTTCTGCTTTTAATTCAAATTTATTGTGGAAACCTTGGAAATATTTCGCTTTAAATTTAGTAGCATCTCCATTTTTGCCTGGTATTCTACTTTCAACTTCCCAAGCCTCATACAATACGCGATCTACAACTGCATCTTCAATTTCATCTGCAAAATCGTCACCATAAAACATTTTAGCAGTACCAGACATTGTTGATTCAACTGAACCACCAGTGTTATAAGACCCATCCATCGTATCCTCTGTATCTGTATCAGCTTCATGTGATAAGCCGTATTCAGTTAAAAAAAGCATTTTAGTAGCATCTACTTTTTCGCCAGCTTTTCTAAATAAAATAATACGATCATTACTATTTTTCATATTTGCCATTCAATATTCCTCCGTTTTTTAAAATGTTTTGTAAGATATCGTTACTGATGTGTGTAGCAATTCTTGATTGGTAGTATCATCAACTAACTGTGTGATGTTAGTATCATCTTCTTCAAAGTCATAATCGTTTGTTTTAACGCTAGGTGTTAAATCATCAATACATCTTTTAACAAGTCCGTCATGATGTCCTAAATCATCACTTACACTCCAAATATCAATAACTAAATTCGTGTCACCAGAATAACTATCAAACGTGTATTTACTTCTGTTTGACTCCGGCATTTTTATTACAAAAAAAGGATACGGAATCTCTTGTTGCATCTCTTTACGAGAAATAACAGGGAATCCATATCCTTGTAGCGTTTCATACGCTTTATTATAAAGTTGTAAGTTCGGTGTCATGCTTTTATCTCCTATTCAAACAACGCTTTCAATTCTTCTACAGTTGATTTTCTTATTACCTCATATACTGGCCACATAAAAGGTTCTGCCTCCATGTATCGAGTACCAAACTCTAAGAAACCACTATAAGCTGCATGCGATGTGATAGTGTATTGCAAATCGCCAGTTTTTTTATATCTGATATTGCGTGATAAATTACCAGTCCAATAACCCTTATTCATTACTTCTCTAGCTTTCAATTTAGCTCGTACTACATATTCTTTGGCTTTTTCTTGTAAAGTATCATCTACATCATCATCGATGTTGTTTTTCATATCGTGAAATTGGTTTAACAGTGCGTCTAATCCGTCTATATTCATCAATTGACCTCTTCGATATAATATGACGTTTCGTGTCTGTATGTCTTTGTATCAATTATCTTGTAGCGAATACCATTAATTAACACGTGGCTAACAGGGTAAGATATTGATTCTTTTATCCTCAGGACACTTACATCGTTTTTTACATCGCCGAATTCAAGTTGCTTTCTTGCTCTAGAAATAGGATTAATATTGCATGGTATCGCATCATAAGTGATTAGAGTGTTTTCTTTTTTGCTAGTTTTAGGATTGTAAGTTGCTGCTTGTTCTGATTGAAAGACGGCTCTATCTTCATATCTCAAAAGAACACAGCCTTTCCTTTTTTAGTTCTCGTTCTAGCATTAAAGTAATTATCAATAATAGCTTCATACTCCTTGAAATCGTTCAATTCATACGCATTGCTACGTCCGTCAACCGCTTCTGATGTCATACCTTCAGCACCAATCCTGTTGTAGCGTTTAACTGCAACTTCTTTAATCATGTAACTAAACCTTTCCGGTATTTGTTCAACTTCAATAGGTAACATTGATAACAACTGGCTTTCACAACTTTTTATAATTTCCTCTAATTGTTCATCTTGCTTTTCATCTTTAAGACCAATACGTTTTTTTACATCAGCTAGCGTAGTCATATAATCACCTACTCTAGCGACTCAAAAGCGTTGATAATTTCAGCTTTTGTTTGTTTTTCATCAACTTGTAAGCCAGCAACACTTGCTATTTCGACAAGTTCTTTTTTGGTTAATTTTTCATTTACAATGTAAATCATTTGTTCGTTACGTTTATTTTCAACACTAGCTAAAGCTTTGATACGTTCATCTGTAGGATCATAACCTTTGCGAGGGTAGACATGCCCTTTCATATAGACATGTCTGTTATCTTCTAAATCTGTAAAATCTACTTTAACAATTCCTATGATTTCGGTCATGTTACCACTCCTAATTATTTATTAAACTTCTCTTGGAGATGGATCTGTTTTTTTGTCGGCAGGAACTAACTTAGCAAATGCTTTATCATCAGCGATATGCAATGCTACATGCATAGTTGCACGTAATGCCACCATATCTTGTTCGAATAAGTTTACAGGTGTGCCATCTTCGTTTTTAACTGTAGATAATTGTGCAGTTTCATCGATTTTGTATTCAATTAATTGAGGGATACCGTAAATCAACTTATCAAAGTCACCAGTAATTAATTCACCGCGTTTTAAATTGCTTGATTTAAGGTTAACCACAGGTAGACCATCTAACGTATCACTGTTACGGTCATAAATACGTTCCTTAGTTTCAGGATCTACAATTTTACGTAACAAGCTTCTGTTTTGTGTTTTTGAGATAAACGCATTTGCTTCTAATTCGTCATCTTCAAGTAATGCCTCTAAATCAATAATGTTATCTTGTGTGAAGTCACCTTTAATAACCTTATTAGTTTTTTCAATTGATTGCGCAATTGATTTACCGAATGGATTGTTACCTTGATTCAAAATACCCGCTTCATCAAACTTTTTATAGAAAGCTTCAGCAATCATAGGTTTCATCTCTTCAAAGAATTGTGAATAAGTGTAATTCAAGAATTCTTTTGTTACAGGTAAGATAACCCCTAATTTAAACGCTCTCATTGTAGCATTAACCCAAGTAGCCTTAGACGTTTCAATTTTTTGACCTTCACCTACCCAGTAAGCACCTGGTTTATCAGCCCAAAAAGTAAACTTCTTCTCAGTACCTTCCATTGGTTCGTACTTACCTAATTGCATGATTTTAGATTTTTCCATAACCTCTTGTAAGATAGGTGTTGTAAAGTCGTTTAACAACGTGCCATCTTTCTTTTCGTGCATCATTACATTGTCAGGGTTAAATACTTGTGGTTTAACATTGTTACTTGCAAAATGTTGCAAATTTAATTTTAATTTTTGTGTTTGTTCCATTTAAATGCCTCCGTTAATTTTTAATAATTCTTTTTTGTCTAGCTATTTCAGCTAAGTTTTGCGGTTTATTTTTAGTCGAGTGATTAAATGAATCTCCACCAGTCAATGGCGATTGTCTAGCGTTAATCTTAACCGCTTCATTAACCGCTTTTTTTACTGCATTAGAAAAAGCTTCAACATTCAATTTAGTTTGTTCAGCAGTATCTGTTACAACTAAATTAACAACCTCATCTGATGAATCAACTTCCGCTTCGCTTAACATTTTCCTTGCTTCTGAACGCATTTCATTTAATTGTTTTTCTGAGCGTAATTGCTCCAGCTCTTTTTCCATTTGTTCGCGTTCATATTCAGCGATTTGATCTTTGTTCATTTTTGCTAATCGTTTAGCTTCATCAACAGCTTCTTGTTTCTCTTTTTCTTTCTGCTTCATACGACGACTTAATTCTTCTTTAAGACGCTTGTTATATTCTTCTTGTAGTCTTTTTTCGATTTCTTCTTCTGAATTAGTCTTTTTGTCTTGTTTGTCTTTGCCTTCATCATCGTTGTTATCTTTTGATTTTCCATTATCTCCATCTGATTCTTCAGCAAAAAACTGTAATTTGAGTTTTAACTTCTCTTGGATATCCATAGTTTTTACACCTCATTTATTTACTCTTGATTAGTTTTAAGCCATACATGGTTCGGGCTATTACACTTGCACCTTTTATTGTCATAAGCATGGTTTGGACATAAAAATAGCCAACACAATTAAGTGCTAGCTACTGAAGTTTAATTTCCATATTACTACCTGTTAATTCAGTAAAAAGTTTCCCCAAACTTTCTTCTAATTTTTGATTGTTATCTTCAATCATCTCATTCCGCTTTTGTAACTCTTTACGTATACATTTCAACTCTCTTGCTATGTCTCTAAGGTATTTGTCAGTATTGCTCATATTAGTATCCTCCAAATTTTTAATTCACTGTCATACAAAGCTAACTTACCTTTTTTGCCTCTAAAAACCTTCACTTTCAAATCAATCACCGCTTTTCACTTTCCCTCCAAAGTATTTTGTTTTTCGTTTCTTGTTCTGTTTTTTCGGCCACATGGATTTAGGTAATAAAGCGCAATCTGAACGACAATTGATATGCATAGGGTAGAAATTAACACCAATTTTAGCGTCTTTAACTTTGAATACTTCTCCATTAAGCCCTTTACATACTTTAGTTGTTCTATTATCGATTTTTGCAATATACATATAATATCCTTCTGGAGAGATTTCTTTCATACTGTCAATACTTGATTGTGCGTGAACACGTGCTGATTCTGTATAAAGCAATGATTTGATTGCTGCGGTCTTTTGTCGTGCTGTGCCTTCGAATTTATTTAGGTGCTTACGCATATCTTTAACGTATTCGTTAGGATGTCGACCTCTAATAACTACATTGGCAATTATTTCTTCTATTTCTTGCTTCATTGCTTCGGTATTAGTCCATAATCGCTCTGACCAAACGACACCATGAAATTGTGTATCTATAATTGTATCTATAACTTCTTTAGCTACTTGTACACCTTCACCTAAAATACCTGCTTGATCACTGAACACACGATAAGCTGTTGATTCGAAATATTGCCTCATCGATAATTCTGTTTGAGCTGTTGCATAAGCGATTAGGAATTCGATTTGAATCTTTAACATCTGTTCTCTAGATACATACATCTTAGTGTTATACTTCTTTAATTCTTCGTTTGCTCTTTCGCTAAAGTCTTTGTTTTCAACCAATCTTTTTGCTTCTTCTTGAAATGCTTTTACATCGAACTCATCGATAATCTTTTTTGCTTCTTGTAATGTAACGCCTGCAAAATCTCCGTACTTAACAATAAACGCATTGATTTCTTTTTCAATGCGCTTAATCATCATATTCAATATACGTTCTATTTCTTCAGCTTTACTTTTATCCCGCTTCAACTCATTCTCGATTGCTTTGCGTCCGCGTTCTTCCCAATATTCTTGAGTGTTTTTGTTAGGCAATTACAATCATTCCTTTTTATCGATAGAATCTTTTGTGCTATCGTCTTGTTCATCGTCATTGATGTTTCTAGGGTCTTGATACATATTTTTTTGAGCTTTTTTAATAGATTCTTTCTCGTCTTCTTCGATTTTCTTAACTTCTAATTCAGGGTCTTGGAAGAAAGAGAATAGAGACATTAAAGTTGTTTGACTAATCTTCCCACCAGAATCAATATAAGCCTTTAATTCTTCAATTAACGACTTAGGTAAGTTTCTGTTGTATACGTATCTAACAGTATTAAAATCTTTGCTTACGTCAATTGACCGTGTATTTTTTAGTATTGTCTCTAACAACTTAGCACGACGTCTTAGTCCTTTAGTGAACAATCCTTCTTTAGTTTTAGTACGTTGTTCTAATCCGAATAATTTGTATTTCATTGCCTCGCCCGATTGAGTGCCGCTGAAATTATCATCTTTCATGTTAGGTGTGTTGGTGAACATGTGTATATCACTGTTTAAACGGTCTTTATAAGCTTCTGTACCTTGCACATCGTATTGTTTATAGATATAACCGCCATCAACAGAGCCTTCTGTTTCTCTACCTTCGCTATCAGCGTAAACAGTCGGTTCTAAAAACAACACGTTAGCTTCCTTTTGTTTTCTAACTTCTACGGGATCTAAATTTAAATTACCTTTAATAAGTAACATAGCGTCATTTAAATCACTCATATAGTTAGCTGTATCTGATTCAGCATTATCATACAAATCGATTAAAGTGATTACTTTCTCATAATCCCCTTTTCTTCTTTCGTTATTGCTGAATTCTGTAATAGGCATGCGTTCAAATGAGTGGGATTCAAAACTGTTTTCACGTGCTGTCAACTTCCAATCATTTGCCCTACTAGTAAGATATCTATAAACACCGTGCGAAGTGAATAAATCAACTGCAAACACTTCGTCTTCGTCAGTCTTGTCTATTGGTTTAGTTCTTAAATATCTAACACCTGCGATACTATTACGTTCAATTGTATTGTCGTATATGACAAAAGTGCTCATCGCATCACTCTTGTACAAACGAGTTTCATCATCTTGATTTCTAATCATTAACTCATAAGCTTTGCCGTAAATTGATAAGTCTAATCCTAGAGATCTATTGTGCGACTCAACATCATTCAAATCATTGAACGCTTCAATAGCTTCTAATACTTCTTTGTCATCATCTTGATATTGAATTGGATTACCCAAGAAATAACCATTGATGAAATCACTAATATAAGATGCGTAATCATGGGCAACACGGTTATCTGCCATGTACTCTTCTTTGCGTCGTGTTAACTCAACCAGATTCTTAGTTTTACCTTCGTAGTAATCACTCAACACTTTTAATCTAGGTCGTTGGTAATCCATGTGATGTTCAATGTATTTACTTACTTCATTAACGTTTTGTAATAAATCGGATTCCGTCCCGTCATATGTGTAAACAACATTGGCTTCATCATTAAATAAGTAATTTATGTTTCCCCGTAGATCTGTATCTGTTTCAAATTCGTTTACTTTTAACATTTGTTCCCTCCTATAATCCTAGAGATTTTATTGTGTCAACTTTCGAACTGACATTTGTGCGTTTTCTAACCGGTCTGTAGAATCGTTCCACTGAATAACGCAACGAATCGATACAATGATTGTATGTATCTACTGGTTCATTGGTATATTCACCTGTATCTTTGTCCTTTTGCCATGTGTAGTTGTCAAACTCTTCAATAGTCTTGAAACAACGTTCATCAACAATGATTTCAAATTGCATTAAGAATTGTAACCCTTGTACAACCGAGCCCTTCCCTTTTTTGGTTGGTAAAATCCTTTTAAGTCCTAGATTCCTTAATTCAGCTATACTTTTTTGTTCTGCACTATCTGCTGTAATTTCTTCTTTAGCATAACCAAGTTGCTTTATGACATTAGCTATTTCATCATTCAGCATACCTTGTTTAACATACTCTTCAATGATGTATAACTTCTTTTTCTTTACATCTATTTTAGAATGTATAAAAGCACTAGGATCATTAACGTAGCCAAAGTCCAATCCAAAATAAGAAGGTAAATGTCTTAACTCATCTTTATTTATTAAACGTTTTTCATACTTAGGGAAAACCAATTTGTCTAGTGTAGCAAATTCACCTAACGCATAAATTTTGTAATATGCTGGATTACGATTTGCTAACAACTCTAAGTTTTGTCGTGTCATTTCATCAAGAAACTTATTATCTCGATAACTAGATTGTCTAATCATGACATTTTCCATTGGTTCACCATGTTCAAAGAAATACTTATAAACCCAATTCAGTTTAGATACTGGGTTAAACATCAAAAATATTTGCTTATTCACGTGTTTACGCTCCCTCAAACGCAACGTTAATTGCGTGTAATCATTTAGTGTGAATTCAGACGCTTCTTCCATGACTATGTCTGATATGCCTTTTATCGACTTTATTTTCTCTGGGTTATCTAATCCTTTAAACAAAAAAACTGCGCCGTTTGGCAATTCAACTTTGTTATCAGTCTTATTCCAAAGGCACATGTCCCAAATACCGAAGTTTATCAAACAATCTTTGACATCTTCGAATAAACTATCTTTAATTGTTGATTGGACTTTTCTAAGCCATAGTATACGCCTAGGATATTTCCAGTCTTGCAATGCTTTAAGTACAACTTTTTGTATAACGCCGTGAGACTTACCGCTCGAACCTCCACCGTAATGTACTTCAGTGAAGTTATCGTAATTGGTTAGTATTTCGAATATGTTTCTATTGAAAACATTAGATGGTTTGTTAAAGTTTAATTTAACTTTCGTCATCGTACTCACCAATATTAATCTCAATATTCTTCTGAGTAATTTCTTTTTTATCGATATACGCACCATGTACTTTTAGTATGTGGTCAATAGATCTCTGACGCTCTTCAAAAGTTGGTGTGATTGTGTAAGTAACCTCTTTTTCCACTTCACCGTTTAAATGGTCATATTTCTTACTGTAAGCCTCTTGAGGTTCTCCTCTAGCAATAGAAGCAGATAACGCTAAAGCTTCTGTAATACTCATTAAACGCTCTTCTTGTATCTGTTCTAATCGTTCTTTAATATATTCCGAAACATTAACATTTCTTAACAATCGACTTGCTAAAGACTCTGCTGTTTTCTTACTATAACCTGCTGAAATTGCTGCTTTTTTACCATTACATCCATTCATTATATATTCATCTGCGAATCTCTTTTGTTTTTCGTTCATTTCATTTACCACCAACTCTCGCGCTATACGCTTTTTAAAATTAAAAAAGGGATTGGCTATAATCAGCCAACCCACATAGATCCTTTATTCCTAATTGCGATAAGGGAAACGCAGTAAGATAGTCAATATCTTACGCTATCATATTAACACCGAAAGTGACGTTATTTTTCCAGACTTTTTCCAAACTTAATGTATTATACCTAATTCATCAGCTAACCTAACTAATATATCTTTCCTCATATCATAAGCGGTAGATTTACTTACATTTATTTCTTGAGCTACACCAGTTAAATTTAATGTTCTAGGCTTTTTAAAATAATAAAGTTCCATAAGTTTTTGAGTTTCTGTAGTGCTATGATTATATACAACCTCTATAGCCGATTTCATTCTGGCCAATTGCGATAATCTTCTATCATTAACAACTCTAATAGCTTTTATTTCAGTTACACTTACATTGCTTTGCACCCTATCTCCACCGATATTAGTATCTTGTTGACTCCACGGGTTTAAAACTTCATCTCTTACACGCGCTATATCTTTATCGAAGTAATTGTAATTGCTTAATTCACTTTCTAAATATCTTTGCGTTGATTTTCTCAAACTCATTTGTTTAACCCCCGTTAATCTTCAAAGTGTCTCAATCTACTTCTTAATATTTCTATCTCTCGCTCTTTAACTTTCAAATCGCCTTTTAACTGTTCAGCTTGTAACATCACGCCAAACAATAAGATGACTAGTAATATAATTGCTATGATTAACCACATCATCTACTCTGACACCTCCGCCCTCATCAAATCACACTGATCGCTCAACTTTGCGAAGTCACTCGGCGCCTCTACATCATCATTAGCCGTCATCATAATATATACTTGCTCAGTTACATACTTACCTAGCTCATACATCGCTAGTAAGAATAATAGTCTCAAAATTTCTTTAACCACCACTAAACACCCCATGTTAATTTATCGATAATTTGTATAGCTTGTTTTAATGCGTCTCTTTTTTCTTCGATATCTCTATTATCGCCATCTTCATCAGCTGACATTAACTCACTGTCATATTCATATAATAGTTCTGATATTTCATTACTAGCTACTACTAATAAGTTTTCATCTACATCAATCGTTACCGTTTTCTTTGGCATCTCCATCTCTCCTTATCTTAACTTGTGCCTCGTATTTGCGCTCAGCTTCTTCTTTACTCTCTGCTTCAACAACTGTAAACGTCTGATTATCTCTAGCAGCAGTAAAATGTTCATGTGGTTGTCCTGTTGAATCTTTGAATGTTGTGACTAAGTATTGCGTCACTTCCCCAAAACCTCCTTGACTCGATCTAAGATGTCTTTACACGTAACCTTTTTCTGTGTCTACTGTTCCATCTTGTCTTGCATGATTTCGCTCCATTTTCTTTTTATAAGCTGAGATGAGTTTGTCGATAGTGTAGTATTGGATTGCAATAGCGAATGGTAAGAATAAATTAATACTAAACCAACCGTTGTATAATTCGTCTATATCTGACATAAATTCATCAACTATATCACTGTCATTAAAATCAATTTCAACACTATCTATACAATCGGTAAAAATGCCATCTTCTACATAATCCAAAATTTCTTCCATGTTATCTGCTTGTTGATTAGCAATACTCAATCCAAACGCTAACATGTCTGCTAACTCGTCTAGCTGTACGTCTAACGGTTTACCTGGTTTCTTCTTCCAATTCTTGAACGTTTCCAATGTGTTAAACCATTCAAAGAATTCAACCACATACGCAATCTTGCTATCTCGTAAATTTAGTGTTGGTATTCTATCGTCAAAGTCCTTTTGTATTTGTAATAACTCTTGTAACTGATCAATTGTTAATGTGTTAGTCATTTTCCTGCTCCTCCTCATATTTATAGACCACTTGCCCCGTCATAATCCCTACTGCTTCATCAAGACCAATATCTTCTTTGAGTGCATCTTGCATAGCATTAGGTAAACCCTCAAGTATTTCATCAAACGCTTGTGCTTTCTTATACACGTCCTCAACCTCTTTTAGTAATCCCTCTGTGTCATTACCGTTATACGCACTAGCACTAATAACGGACTGTTCGATTTTTTCGCGATTATTCATTTGTGTCATCCTCCATAAAAATTTTATTGTTTAATTCCATTCCGAATTTAACTCTTTCATCATCGTTACCGAATTCGTTTATTAAATCTTTTTCAACGCTCTTGCAATACCTATCCCATGCGCTTGCTTTCTTCTCCAGTTCTTTGTTACAATCTCGTAACTTCGCTATATCCCCCAATAAGCTCATCTCGTTGCTTCTTGTACTCTTCACGATCTTTTAATGCTTTGTGAAGTTTATCTGATAACTTGTTAAAGTTAGTACAAAGATTTTTATATTGTTCATCTGATAAGGTGAACGTCATCTCATAACCTCCAATAGCATCTCATTTTCAAAAATATTTCCAACAATTTCAATAATATCGTCATTTTCACTTAGTAATTCAGTTACATTGCTAAAAGTTATATAAAAGGCTCCTTCTTTAAACTCGATAAAACTTACTTCTCTCGAATAACAATCTTGAACAATATCCCCCTCGTAAATCTCCACACCGTTCACATCTTTAAATCCTGTAGATTGCATGAGTTCAACAGATGAATGCCATCTTTTATGATCTCCCTTACCGTTAGACTGTACTCCAGCTAAACGAATAATTCTTGCACCTTTGCTACTAAAATCAATAGCACTTACTTTGTGCATTTCCTTTCCTAATTTATCCCACGCTCTAAATTTCAACACCATTCTGTTACCTCCACTTTTTCGATTTCTATGCTTGCAGTTTCGAACGGGAGCTTTTTACGAATCAGTTTTAATACCATATTCGTGGCTTCTTCCTCATTCGTGCTTTGCACGAAATAATGCTTTTTTAATTTATAATCACATTTAGATGCAAAAAACTTGATACAAAGACTTACTTTATAGGTTTGCATCATTCTACCAACTCCCCATCTTTCCAAATCAACGTCATAGTTAGGTCATCGTTTAAGATATAGAATGCTTTGATAGGGAAACAATGTTCATCTAAACGTTTGTTTATACTAATATTAGCGTGTGATATAGCGGTATAATCTCCTTCTTGAAACTCGTACACTTCAAACAACTCATCAAATACCGTATCTTTGGTTACTTCTTTTTCAATATCAACTATGAAGGGGACATCAATTGGAATAAAACTTGACGTCGAACACTTATTTGTATTTGGATGAAAACGAACGAATCCATCACTAAATCCTGTTGAAAAAAATATTTTTCCTTGTGATAGATCCGGATTTTCTCGCGCCCATTTAATTAATTCATCTAATCTCATTTCTTTTTTAACTTTGATTTTCATTGTTATATCTCCTCTTGAACAGTAAATTTATCGTTAATTGATACATATCCAGTCACATTACATAAGATGCTATCAACATGAAAAGTCACAAAACAGTTGCGCTCAACATCATTTGAATAGAATCTTTTATTACCTGATAACTTGGGGTTATCCCAAGCCCATTGGATAAGTTCAGGTAAATTCATTTCTTTTTCAATTTTGATTTTCATTGTTTCCGCCCTTTTAAAATAAAGTTAGTTGCTTCTGTTCCTCATATTCCAAATCACTTTGCTTTATATATGTTTCAAGCTCTTCCGCTGTATCAAATGTCTTTTTCACGCCTTGCCAACCTGGTACGATATGCCCATGAAAGTAATAAGTGTCATTTACTACATGGATATGTGCCACTCGCTCGTTATCCTGATACAGATATCTCTTAGAGCCGAAAAATCGGCTTAAGTATTCTTTGCGTGCGCTATCTGTCATTGTCATCACTCCCACAAGTCAAACACTCTATCAACGTAAAACTTCGCTTTTGCCATATCCTCATGTCCATTCTTTAACGGTGCTCTAGATAGGTATTTGATTGCATTACCTATTGCGAATGCTAATTGTGGTGGGTACTGTGCCGTTACTTGTTCGATAAAATCTATAATTTCAATGTCGCCGTATGTGTAATGCGCCGGTTGCTTAACGTTGTCTTGAATTTCGTTCATATCTACTTTTCTGTTACTAATTATGCTCATTATGCTTCACTCCATTTCTTGAACATTTGGTTATAAGTGACATCGAACCAGTACGGATCACGTGAATGTTTTTGTGGTACATCAAATAAATGTGGCTTCTTTCTTCTTAGCTCAGCTTCTTTACGTCGTTGCCTAGCCATTTCACACTCTCGCTCCAAAGCTTTTGTTATTTGTATTTCTCTATAGTCGTTTAGCTTCATGCCGAAAGGTGCATCAATTGCTTCCGACATCTCCCAACCCTTCGCAACTCTGTTTCTAACTATTTCGGGCGTGAGTCCTTTCTTTTTCATCTGCTCATTTTCATATTCAGTGTATTTAGAAGGGGGTTTTTCTTGTGGTGGCGCAATAAGCGCATCGCCCGTTAGCCCTTTTGCTACCCTGTAATTAATTAGTCCTTTGCTTAGGTTGTACTTTTTAACTATTTCGCTAACAGTCATCATTTTGCCGTCAACCTTTACTTTCTTAGGCTTTACTACATTTTGTATTAAATCTTTCCCCCTCGCCCCTCTGTCGTACCTAGTAATCAATGTCGATACTTTGATGTCGTATTTATCCGATACATCAATAAGCGTCATCAATTTACCGTCTATTCTCACTTTCGTTTTTATGCCCGCCATTTATTCCACCTCTACATTTACATTTCTAATTTTTAAATTGTCATACTCTAGTATTTCGCCAGGATTGTTATATAAGTAATCTGCCAGCGCATCTTTTTCGTTATCCACATCATCAAAATGCTGATATTCAACTTCTGTAGGTATTCTTATATCAATCGTTGCGTTTATATATGCTTGTTGTTGCATTAGATCACTTCCTCAACTCGCATGATTATTTTTGGTTCTAGTCCATAACGCTTTGAGCTAGTTATTTCTGTAATTTGGTTATCGTCTTTCCATACATGACCATTACATGCGTCTAATACTGTTTTAATTAAGTTATCGATATCCGGCTTAGTCACTTTATACTGTCCAACCATTTCACTTTTCTTTTTCTTCGACCATGATTTAAGCAATGGAAAGTAAAAGTCTAATTCGATTTTTAGTGCATGTTCTAGATTCAACTTAGGCATTTGTCCTTGTATATACGCTTTATGCTTTGTATAAGACGTAGGCATGTAAGTTTGAACAAATCTACCTGTATTACGAAAGCGTGGACGAGGCGAGCCCATAGGTGCCTCAAACGTTTCGTTAAATTTAATTTCTATTTCCATGTGCCACCTCTAAATATCAAATATCGTTGCTTGTAACCCTAGTTCTTGCTCATATAGAAGCCCGTGAGCGCCTTTGAATCGTTTTAGGTCACTATCAGTCATAATTTTCTTTCCGTCGCTGAAATGGGCTCCTGTGAGCGAATAAACTTCATTTACGTTATCTTTATACTTGATGACCTTAATATCTTCTGTGCCATCTTCTCGGTATAAGCAATATTTTTCTTTCGGCATTTTTAACACTCCTTAATATTCGACGATAGCGGGGCGTGTGCGACGTTCTGCAAGCTTTTGGATAAATAGGTCGTACAACCTATTTTCATCGCCCTGTGCCTCGTCTATGAGTTTCTGAGCGTACATATCTGAACACTCAAGTTTAGTTTTTAAAAATTCTTTGGTTACCATGCATCTCGCTCCCTGAAATCGTCTCCGATTACTCTTACTTTTCTCGCATTGTGTTTCATTCTTGAATTGATACGTTGCCAGTTCATATTTTGATTTAGTTCTTTATCACTAAAGTTAGTTGTAAAGATGTTGTTTTTACCTACTCTGTTATCAACAATGCTGAAAAGTTTATTTAAAGTGTGCTCTGTGTTTTCTACACCCATATCATCTAGTACAAGTAAATCAATATCACTTAGCAATCTGACTAGCTCGTCTGTAGTTTCAACTGCATTTTTGTTGTATGTCGCTTTGATACGATCCATCAACATTGGTATGTGCATAAAAGCAACTGTATGCCCTTTAGATTTGACTGCTTTTGCGATAGCGTATGCTAGGTGGCTTTTACCAGTTCCATATGAACCTTGCAATATTAATGATTTTGGTTCTTTTGTAGAGAAACCCTGTACATACTCTATTGCTGTTTGTTTAGCTTTTACTTGTTTTTCATTTTGTGGCTTATAGTTGTTAACCGTTGCATCTCTTAATGACGGATTAACATTTGATTGATTGAATATGTTGTTTATCTTCCGTTGCTTGTTTCGCTTATATTCCTCATAAATTTCACACTTGCAACCATCTTTATACTCGTAACCATTCGGGTGTTTTTTAGTAGGAGTGAACTTATATAAGTCGTATTCACTGCCACACCTCTTACATTTCAATCCCTTTTCGACATGAGTAGGTTGATATTTTTTCAAGCTTTCGTTTATCTTTTCGCTGAATAGTGGTTTCATAATGTCCCCCTAATCCCAATAACTTTCGTCGTACTTCATACGTTCCAATTGATCTATGCCAGTTTCTTTAATCTCTTCGCTATAATCATTCATATAGCTTTCATTAGTTAAGAATGTTTTGGGGTACTTTTGATATTGTTTGTCTGTAATAGTTTTTAAATACTCTCGAGTGCCTTGCATGATTTGTTCAAAAGAATGTTTCTTTAAGCATGATTTGAATTTAGTAAAAGACATCTTCTTATCTTTCTTCTTGTCGTAAAGTTTCCACCATTCCTCAAATTGCTCATGCGTAACGTCAGTTGCGCTATTAATTGAACTTAAGTTCTTATCTATATCTTTTTCTTTATCTCTTTCTAATTCTTTATCTAATTCTTTATCTAATTCTTTATCTTCTTCTGTTGCGTGACTGTCACGTGACGTCACGTGACCATTTAGCAATTTTCTGTTGTTTTCTCGTTGCTTTTGTTTCCTCAACCTGTTCTGCGCCCTGATTTTCTCGAGTCCTTCGATGTTTTGGTGCTTTTCCCAGTTTGTCACTTTTATGACACCGTTAACTTTTTCAATCATGCCTAATGTCTCAAAAGTTTGTATTGCTAACCTTATCGAGTTGATAGGTCGGCTAAACTCATTTGCTAACATTTCTTCGTTGTACGGCAAATTTTCAGATAGCATAATGTAACCTTGTTCGTTGTACTTTCCTGATAAAGTTAGCAACTTAACCCAAATAGTTATGATCGTATCTCTTTCAGGTAAAGCTTCGATATATTTGATTTTGCTGTCATCAAACATGCCAACTTTAAGTTTTATCCACGATACTTCTCCCATTGTCTTCTCCTTTCAGCGCTTTTATTTTGTCCGGTATTTCCCAGTTAGATATGAATTCTTTAAGTTCATCTGTCATAGGTACGTCATTAAGGATTACGTCTGAACCATGTAAATAAAAATTAATTTTATTAAACATGAGAGCAGTCTCATAAATATTTTTTGACCATCCAATATGATATGTCTTTCTTTTATAAGTTATTTGCGCTACATAACCACTTTGAGTTAAACAGACTCCTTTGAACTTACTTTTTCCTCTTCTACGACGTTTTTGGTCTTTGTAAGTTTTGTATTCATATTCAAATATAGAGTCATTTTGATTTTTATGATTCTTATAACCTTGTCCGTCCCAATATTTATCTACTGCGCTGTTGTATGCTTTAGCTGCCTCCCATTCATTAACAAAACTACCTAAATATTTAGATTTGCTATCAATTTTTATTACAGCAGACCATTTTTTTGTTTTTCGATTTAAATAAACACCTTTATAGATACTCGAAGTATTTCTTGTAGGCCTTGCCCATCGTTGTTGATAACCAATTGAAGTGATGTTGTTTTTGGTAAAATCATTATTTTTTATTTTTTGAAAACCATTTTCTAATACAAATCCACTTAAGCTAACGTTGAGTGTCTTTGTGTGAATTCTTCTAACGTTATCTACATAAGATTTTGTCCAAATATATTGATTAACTCTCTCATAATCTTCATCATCAACAAAAATTTCTTCTCCATCTTGTAAAAATATCGATTTAACCATTATTCTCTTCCTTTCAGCATTTTATTAAGCCTCTCATCAACTTTTAGCCACGAGTCATGCAAGTGATATTTATCATCAAACGACTTAACGCCAATCGCATGTTGTTCGTTATGATGTTCGCGACATAACGCTAATACATGTTTGTCATAGTGATTCATCTTGTTTCTGTTCATTCCTCTGCCGACTGCTTCATAATGAGCTAGGTCAGCGTGAGGCTTTCCGCATATTACACAGTTGCGGTTGATTGTAGCCCAATATAATAACGCTTTATCTTCGCTTAACAACTTACTCGTTTCTACACTCATAGGTATTTGATGATGAAACATAAACGCTATAATCAGTTCTATTAACTCCCTTGCAACTTTCATAGAACAGTCGCGCAGACTGATTTCTTCATAACCTTTCATAATTTCCAATTCTGTTTGTAATAATTTTCTAATTGATTCCACCGGTTCTCCCCAGTGAAGTTCTATATCTCTACACATTGCGAATATTTTTTTGCGTTGTTCTATAGATAGTTTTTTATTATCCGGAACCTCTACTTCTGCTTTTAGTGGATATCCGTTTTCTAGTAAGTCAATGTGACTTTGTTCAAGTTCAACACCAGTAGCAACGACGGAATAAGTGCCGTCATTGTCTTTCTGGTATCTTGTAATGTATTGCATTTAAACCACACCTTAAAACGCTAAATCTTGGTCGTCATATCCAAATTGGCCACTGCTTTCAAATGGATTGCTTTGTTGAGACATTGATGTTTGTTGTTGTGCCCCGTTATTTTCTTCAGCTTTTTGCTTATCTGTCTTCGGAATAGGTTTGTTAACAACATCATCGCCCTTTTTGTAAGGTTTAATAAATGAAAAATCCGTAAAATACTTACCTTCATCTTCATTGAATTTCCATTTCAATACCAAGTGACAAAACTTACCAATAAGATCATTGGTATCAAAATCTAAGCTAGGAAGATTTAACTTAATACCTAATCGAGTAACTAATTCAATCAATTGTTTTTCTTGGAAATCATATTTATACGGCGGTACAAATTGATTATGTTTATATTGTTTGCCTTCATCATTTTCAAATACGATTGTGAAATATCTATTTTCTCTATCATTGAATTCAATATTTTTAACTTTCACTGTGAATTCTCCAGCTTGAAACCCTGCTGAGCCGTTATAAAACTTTTCTTGATTTGTTTCTTTAGTAAATTGCGCTTGTCCTGTGATTTTCATAATTAAATACCGTCCTTTTTAGTTTTTTTATTAGTTTCCATTTCTGATTGCTTGTACTACGTCGTTAATACTTGGATTAATGAAACGTTTGTTGTTAATTTTAATGTTGCTTGAGTGTCTTATCTTTGTCTCGAATAAGTTTGATGGTTCAGCGTTAAGAACATATTGATAAGCTTTTTCGCCGTCTTGCTCATGTTCTTCTATTGTCATTCTTGCTAACACATCAGATTGACTGATGACCGCTTTTTTTATTTGATCTTGTGCCTCTATCGTGATTGTTGGATTGATAGTGCTACCCTCATCATCTTTGTCTTTGTTAATTCCCTCGTGTCCACTTATAGCAAGATGGAATTGATAATGTTCTTGTAATTTAGAAATATAACGATAAATACTTACAATGCGTGAAGCACACTCGCCCCATTCATTAAATGTTGGTTTCTTTAATTTTCCGTCCATGATGTCGTCCATAGTGATATCACGTAGCTTTTGGATTGTTTCAATCACTACAACATCAATTTGTTTTCCGTTTTCTCTTAGTTGTTCAATAATTTTAGGCAACATTTTAACCACTGCACTAAAATGCTTATAATTCTTAATCTGCACAACTGCCCCATCTTCTGTTACCGTTGTTCCGTCCTCATTTATATCTAGTACTAAGGCATTGTTATCTTTTGTTAAAAACGTAGTTTTACCAGTACCGAACTTGCCGTATATCGCAAATTTATAAAACTTGTTTGCATTTTGTTTGCTGATGTCTTTTACATCTAGTTGCGTTAAAATATCGACATCTTGATTAGTTTGTTCAGTCATGTTCTACCTCCTCGTACTCAATTGTTTCTGTCACTGTTTTCTTGATTGCTTTGTGATAATCCATATTGATACTCGCTTCTTCCATACCGTTAAACTCCCTAGCTCTATTTCTATTTGTGGAGTAACTAATATCTGAATTGTTATCAGTTGGTTTGTTAGTTATATAAATTGGCATATCCCTATGACGAATGATATAAGTTACAGTCTGCTTCATAGCGACCTCCTACCATTTCATGACTAAGTTAATTAGTCTGTCCTGTTCGTCTGTGTTCTCTTCAATCCATTCATCTATTGCTTGGTTGAATAAGTCTGATGCCATATCTAAGTCATTCTCATCTACGACATAAGCATGTTTAATTGGTACGTTGTTCATATCTTTAACTTGTATTGATATGCCCATATGACCTTTTAAAATGGATAGCTTAAAATCGAATCCGTTAACATGAATATTTTTGCGTATGATATCACCTATTTCGTAATACATCTTGACTTCCTCCATTTTTCGTTTTATATTTAACTTGAAATTTTTCTTAAGTGCTTGATACTGTTACTTGCTCCAACAAGTAGCAGTTTTTTTATTCTTCATAAAAGTATTCTTTATAAAATATGAATGTTGCGATACTTGCGAATCCCGCAATTGACCATGCTGTAGTGAAGTATAAAAACGGCATGAGTACAATCGCTAAGACCGTGAAGCATAGTATTGCTACTAGGTAGCTTTTATAAATGTTACTCATTTGATAACTCCCTCCTGCCTTAATACTTCGTGAATAATTCCGAGTTCGTACATTTTGTTAAACCAATAAGTCGCCATTTCTTCACTCATTTTTAGTTCCTCCTACAATTCGTTTTCGAATTTCATTTCAATTTGCTTGATTCTGTATAACGTAGCTTGTGACGGGAACCAATTAGCAATCATTTCGATTACATCATTGAAATGTTTTTGTCTTACATTCGTTCTTGAACTTGCACCAGTCATCTTTTTCACTTCTGAATTAATATCCCTGAATAATTCGCTACGTTGTTTTTGATTTGTTATCGCATGTAGTCTTTGTATGTGAGCTACTCTTTGATTGATAGTTCTAGTTAAGAAATTGTAGTCTCCCGCATCCAGTTTTTGATTTTCTTTCAAATCAATAACATCATCTTTTACGTTTTTAATTTCTTGTTTTGTTTCTTCTGTAGCTTCAAACATTAATCTCAATGCTTGCATTGGGTCGCTAGGTACTTGGTAAGCACCAGTTTTTCTTAATGTTGGTAAAACTTCCGAAGTTACCCAACGTTTGAACCGCTTCGCATTTTCTAATTTGCTAGAAAAGATTAAACTGTATAATCCTGATTCGTTGATGATCGTTACATTTCTGTTTTGACCTGCCGTCGCGATTTGCGACGTCAGCTTATCTTCTGCATCAACATGTTTTGACAAAGCATCTCGTCCGTTTGCGTATCCTAAAATGTCAGCAACATCTTTTCCTATAAAATATGGTTCTCCGTCAACCTCTAATGTTCTTACTGGTAATTCTTCAAAATTAAATGTTTGTAATTCTTGCATTTCAGCTTCCTCCTTTATCACTTAAAGTGATATTAATATTAAATTTTTTTAGCCTTTATATAATCAACTTCTGTGTTGAATAATTTGGCTAAAGCATACAATTGTAAGCCTTTTAATTCTGCGTCATCTTTTTCCCATCTTATTACAGATTGTTTAGTAACGCCTAATTTATCAGCGACATCTTGTTGTGTCATATTCGAATTAGTTCTCCAGACCTTTACAGAGAACTCTTTAAAATTTTCTGGCATTTCGTATCACCTCCCGTTGACATTTACAACTATACTATCACTTAAAGTAATATGTCAACACCTAAAGTGATATTTATTTCAAAAAAGTAATATTTTGTATTGAAAAGTGATATTACTTATGGTAAATTAGTATTACATTAAGTAATACTAAAGGAGAAAATTATGGAATATAAGAGTGCTAGAAAAATTTTATCAGAGAACTTAGAACAACTTATGAAAGAGAACAACATTACTCAAGTAGAATTGTCTGAAGCAATCGGGGTAAGTCAATCAACAATCTCTAACTGGCTTAAAGAACTTAAATATCCTAGAATATCAAAAGTCCAACAATTAGCAGATTACTTTAATGTACCTAAATCGAGAATTACAGAAGAAAGAAGTATTCATCAAGAAACTATAGCCGGTCATGCAAATAAAGATGAATTTACTCCCGAAGAATGGGAAGAAATCGAAAACTTTATGCAATGGGTTAGAGATAGAAAGAAATAAGACAACAAAGGGGTTTGGCGCATGGGAAAATACGAAGAATTGCTTATGAAATGTGAAGTTGAAGTGAAAGAAACACAAAGAGTACCTCGAGGATTCGATGGTTGGTATCAAGAAGGAGAAATTTTTATTAGACCTTCCCTATCCGAAAGGAACAAATTAGAAGTATTATATGAAGAACTTGCCCACCATAAGTTGACGTATGGCAACATTTTAGATCAGTCGAATTTCAACAATCGCAAGTTCGAAAATTACGCACGTAGACACGGCTTTATCTCAGCTGTTCCATTACGCGAAATTGTAGAAGCTTATAATTATGGCGTACGTAACTTGTATGAGTTGTCTGAGTATCTACAATTAAGCGAAGAATACATATTAGAAGCAATAGAACAATACAAAAAGATATATGGTATTGGAACTCACTATGGCGAGTATTCTATTACATTTGAGCCATTGAGAGTTTTTAAATATAAGGAAATATAAACAAAGGAGAAATGAAAAATGAAAAGATTATTAGGTTTATTATTAGCAAGTACGTTGGTGTTAGGCGCATGTGGTAGTGATGGAAACAAAAAAGAAAGTAATGACTCAAAAACTTCTGTAGATGAAAATAAAGCGCAATTTAAAAACGACACATTAGTTTTAGATCAAGCAGTTTTAAAAATTAAAGATGTATTTTTAATTAATGATAAGGATAATCAAAAGAGTAAAAAGAAGCTTATCGCATTCAAATATGAGGTTAAAAGTAAAGTTGATGACGACAAAATCACTCCAATTAATGTTTGGATTGCATCTATGAGTGCTACTCAAGATAGTAAAGATACCGTTAATAAATTAGAAATGGATATCACGCCAAACACTGGCAAGCTTGGAGAATGGAACAAACATAGTTTCGACAAAATTAAAAAAGGCGGAACCGCTAAAGGTCTTGTAACTTACCAACTCCAAAATGACAATGAAGTTACTTTGCACGCTACAAAAGGTAGTGAAGACAAAAAATTAGGTACTAAAAAAATTGATATCAGTAAATTAAAAACAATAGATTATTCAGTTATGGAAGATTTCGACAATTCTACTACTAAAGAAGAATCACAAGATGATAGTGATAAAGTTTCGAGTGCCGAAGAACAAAGTGATGAAAATAAGCAAAGTACTTTTAATTCAAATAAAAATCAAACACAAAATAATCCCACTTCTAATAAAAACAACAATGCACCAGTAAAAGATGAGTTTTCAAGTGACACATCTTATAACGCTTATCAAGAAGCTAAAAGAGCGACAGAAGAAAACAAACGTCAGAATGGTGGCCATACTGCCGGTATAGGTGGTTCATGGGCAGTACAAGACGGACAAGACTATAATTCATGGAAGAAAGCACAAAATGATTTTGACAATTTCAAACGTCAAAATAGTGAAGTGATTCAACAATAAAATTTCGGGTAGCCCGCCTACCCTTATTATTTTTTTGCCAATTTTGAGGAGGGAGCACATGAAAGTAGCAATTTACACTAGAGTTTCAAGCGCTGAACAGGCAAATGAAGGGTATTCTATACACGAACAAAAAAGAAAGTTAATTTCATTTTGTGAAGTTAACGACTGGAATCGATACGAAGTATTTTCAGACCCGGGCGTTTCTGGAGGTTCAATGAAAAGGCCATCATTACAAAAGTTGTTTGATAGATTAGAAGAATTCGATTTAGTACTAGTATACAAATTGGATAGATTAACACGTAATGTTAGAGATTTACTGGAAATGTTAGAAGTTTTCGAAAAAAACAATATAGCTTTTAAAAGCGCAACTGAGGTATTTGACACAAATTCCGCTATAGGCAAGTTATTTATAACAATGGTTGGTGCAATGGCAGAGTGGGAGCGTGAGACAATACGAGAGCGTTCTTTAATGGGTAGTCACGCTGCGATTAGAAGTGGTAAATATATTAGGGCTCGGCCATTTTGTTACGATTTAATAGACGATAAATTAAAACCTAATCAACACGCTAAATATATTCGTTTCATGGTAGATAAGTTAATGATTGGTAAGAGTGCGAGTGAAGTTGTTAGGCAGTTAGAAAGCAAGAAGAAGCCACCTGGTATAACGAAATGGAATAGAAAAATGATTCTTAATTGGATAAAAAATCCAGTTATGCGTGGCCATACTAAATTTGGAGACTTATTAATAGAGAACACTCACGAACCAATTATAAGCGAAGATGAATATTTAAAACTGATTGATATTATCGAAAAACGTACTTATAAAACTAAATCGAAACACAAAGCTATATTTAGAGGTGTTTTGGAATGTCCGCGATGCCAAAGCAAATTACACCTATCTAGATCTATAAAGAAATACGATAACGGTAAAACTCGTGAAGTTAGACGTTATTCATGTGACAAATGTCATAGGGACAACACAGTTAAAAATATATCATTTAACGAAAGTGAAATAGAAAGACAGTTTATAAACACCTTACTCAAAAAAGGAACGGATAATTTTAAAATAAGTGTACCTAAAAAGAAAAGCTACGATATTGAAGATAACAAGGTAAAGATAAATGAACAAAGAGCAAATTATACACGGTCTTGGTCATTAGGATATATCAAAGACGAAGAATATTTTATGTTAATGGACGAAACAGAAAACTTATTAAAAGATATTGAAGAAAAAGCGAAATCACATACCGATGAAAAATTAAATGAAGAACAAATAAGAACAGTTAAAAACTTATTGATTAAAGGTTTTAAAATAGCAACACTTGAAGATAAAGAGGATTTAATTACAAGTAGTGTTGATGTAATTAAATTCGAATTTATACCTAAAGAGTTTAACAAAAATAAGACTCTCAACACAGTTAAAATCAATGAGATACAGTTTAAATTTTGA